ACGCCTTCGGTCAATGCTTTTGGCAATCGAGACAATGCACCCAATGCCAGAATTGAGACCGATTGATTGATCCCAACAACGCCCGATGCAGCAATGCCAATGTCAAATTCTGTAACAGTACCGCCAAAAATGGGCACAAATGTGTTGGTTGAATCTTGCAATTCAATTGTGACAGCATCATTGATTTCAATGTCGATGATGGATTGATCCAGATTGATCAGCTCAAGATTGACATACCCGGCATTTGCTTGCTCATAAATGTTTGTCCGGCCAGATGTGATTGAAAGGTTGGCCAACGCATAATTGGTGTATGTCTCACCGCCAATGATTACGCGCCAAACGGGATTGAAAACACTCATGCTGACACAAAATTCGTTGCGCCGTTTGTGCCGCGATAGGTTGAATTGTTGAGTGCATCTACAACAGCTCTTGAAAAGCCTTCCTCATCGATGACGGATGGAGAATTGACATTGATTGTCACATTTGGTGTGTTTGATGCAGCCAAAATTCCAGCAAGCGTGTTTGTATTGACACCAGATGTGCCAAATGCAAATGGCTTGTTAGAAGCCGCCATAACACCGGCTAAGGTAGTTGTTCCGCTGGTAAAATCGTCAAAAGCTCCGGCAACATCCGTGACAACTTTTTTGGTCGTTTCACCAATTTTCATGACGGCCGAACTTAATGTCCCGCTACCACCACCAGTTGTACCGCCTCCACCAGTTGTACCGCCTCCACCTATCCCACCGCCTGTGGTTGTGGTTGCAGCTGGTTTGAAACCAGTTGGCAACGATGAGGCTGGCACGGAAATGCCACCTGTTGAGCTTGAGCCGCTTGATGCACCAATTTTGCCAATGCTTCCAATGTCCGGCCCGGGTTTGATCAAATTGATTCCTCTAATGACGGCGTTGATTCCATCAATGGCTGTGTTAAGAATTCCTTTGAGTGCTCCCAAAACATTTGAAATTAAATTCAAAACTGTGCTTGCTACTGTGCCAGCAACATTAAAAGCTGCTCCAATTACATTGCCGATAATTGGTGCGGCAGCTTTGACCACATCAAAAAAAGCCTGAAATTCATCTTTGTTTTCAACAACTGTGTTTTTAATTTTGTCAAAAGCTGATCTTAAGCCTTCAAAAATTGGTTGCACAAAACCTTTGATCGAGTCTGCCAAAGTCGTGAGTGTGCCGCCCATGCCGTCTTTCTTTGAGCCAAAGGCATCGGCAACTTTTTGCACAATCGGAATAACCTTGTCTGAGAACAAAGTGGCCAATTCCAAAACGACAGGCAAAAGAGCTTGTCCAATTGTGGTTTTGGCGTTTTCCAATTGAGCTGTGAGAATTCTTGTGCGGTTGGCTAGACCATCACTTGTGCGCTCAAAATCGCCTTGTGCAGCTGATGTCTGCTTGTAAATCAAAGCTTGAGCTGCCAACACTTTTTGCTGCGGTGTCAATGCATTTTTGGTGGTGCTAATAATTCCCAATTCCAATGCAGCTTGGCGCAATGATGCATCATCAAGCAAAACTCCGTATTGGCGCAATGGTTCAGCCTCGCCACGCAAAGCCGATCCAATCGCGTTAATGGCTTGTTCTGGTGATGTGTTATTAAAAGAGGCCAAATCTGATGACAATTTAACAAAGTCAATTGAGAATTTGCTCAAATCCTTGCCGCTTAATCCGGCAGACTTTCCAAATGTTGCAAATGTGGCAGCTGCATCCAAAGCCTGTTGCTTTGTTTGACCCAAAGAGGTAGCGGCACCAGATGCAAATTTCTCAATGTCATCAGCTGTGTCACCAAATAAAACGCCAACCTTTGAAATTGTTTCGGACAAATCTGATGCAGCCTTGACAGCATCGACACCAATTTTGATTGCCATTGCACCAGCTGCGGCAGCTACGGCAGCAAAAGCCACCGCTGCTTTTTTGCTAAAAGCACCAATTTTGCCGGCAAATCCATCGACATCCTTTGAGCCTACATTGAGGCTCTTTTTGAGTTCATCAACATCAGCAAGGATCGAGAGCTTGAGTGTTCTTGATTGACCGGCCATCACCACTCCTTCAAAATCTTAGTAAATGCATTTTCCCATTGATTGATGATGTATGGCTGCTCGGCACGCAATGTTGGATAGATAAACCATCCTGTTGATCCTCGGCCGTATCTGCCAGACCACACCGGGAATTGCTTGAATTTGTTTGATCCAAATTCGTAACCGCCCCAAAGCTGTTGAGTTGTACCGCCACCGCTGAATTTCTGAGATACAAAGCCGTAGCTGATTTCACCAATTTTCGATGACTTACTTACACGCGATCCTTGTGCAATGCGTATTGCGGCTTTGTTCGGGCGATTGGCAGCTGCATTTGTGACTTTGGATTGCAGATAAGTGGCTAATCCATTTGAAACGCCTTTGGCCTCAGAAACGGCTTGCTCATCCATGGCTTTGAAAGCCTTGATGATTCCTCGCAAATCACTCTTATCATAAGTGATTGGTTCAGTTGCCATTTTTGATCCTCAGTATCTCAAAAGCGGTTAAAATATCCTCAGCGGTTTGAAACTCTGATCGTGACAATCCTGTATGGATAGCCAATTCCCAAACAATCCGGTTTATGCTTCCGGATTCGTAGCTTTTGGGTTTTCGGTTTCTCCCATGTTTATGTCAGTCACAGTCTCGCACCAAACCTCAAAAGGCTTCACAGGCTTTCCGGCCGATTCGCGTTTCATTGCGTGGTACGCCAAAAACATCAGATCAGCAATGCCCAATTTTTCAGACACTTGCTGAATTGTGTTTCCGCTTTTCTGTTCCCATTTCATCCACTCCGGTGGAAGCGCGGTATAAGTTGCGCTTTCCCCCGTAGCGAATTCGATTGTGATTGCCAGTTTCATGCTCCCGATTTCCTTTCGTTAAGCCAATGTAGGTGTTGTCACACAGGTAAAGCTCATTGAGACAGTCTGTGCATCTGGTGCTGTTCCTCCAGCTGATGGGAAAATTGGCTGAACAGTAAAATTGAAAGTGCTGCCCGGTTCTGTCTCAAGGATTACCGCCAAAGGTGTATTTGGTGAGTTCTCAGCTTGATTCCAAAGCATTTCGCATAGTGATGAAGCAACGCCCCAGTCAGCCAACATTTCAACGGCAAATGTGCCTTGAGTATCGGTTGTGTAATACGCCTTGCCATCGAGTGTTTGGTATGTGTTGATCGTTGAATCAACAGTAAGGATTGCAGATGTTGCTTGTGCATCAAAAGTATCCCCATCGATGCTGAAGCTCACATTTCTGCCGGTGATGATTGTTGTGGCCATGTTTTCTCCTATTGGTTGTAGTATGTGGATACTTGGAGATCGGCCGTGAGGTACTTACCGGCACCGACTTCCAAAGGTTGAGGTTGATTTACATTTCCGACTTCGTAACCATTTGGCATTGCTGCAATGATCGAAATCATCAATGTTTCGAGATTGTCCAAAGCTGCGGCGTTGTTGGCATAACCCACAACACCCGTGACAGTTAAATTGACTTTCACTTTTGTTGTGTTCTTTCCAATCAAAACGCTTTCCAAATAAGGTGCACCCGGTATCAAACAAATCGATGGGCTGGTCATTGTCTCTGGGATGCCGTTGTACACATTGGCAGCAATGCCTGAAAGTGCTGTTTTAAGTGGTGTGCGAATTGCGGATTCGATGCTCATTGGCACATCGTTTCAACATCAAGAAACGGGCCTAAGAGGCCAATCACTCTGTTGCTCAAGCTGCGGCCGAGAATAAATGGTGACGGCTGAAAATTGTCTGACATGATCTGGTTGCCCGGAGCTGTAATGCTCTGAAAAATTTCAACCGCCACAACCAAGATTGCATTTTCAATTGGTGGTGTTGATGCGTACAGCTGCGCTGCCGATGATCCACTCAATGTCGCTGTTGCCGCTGGAATAAACGGCAATGGATAGTCACGATTAGCTGCATTTGTGGCAGCTGTAAAAGTGTATGGCTCAATCCGATCATCGGTGACTGTATAAGTCGCGCTGTAAGTTCCGGCCCCGGTAACAACAACAGATTGACCCGGCACAAAGTAATTTGGCCGCATTGTGGTGAAATAAATGACGGAATCATCCACATTGGCAAAAGTCACCGATGATTGGTATTGCGTAAGTAAAGGCAAAATCGTTTGCTCAGCTGAATCAATAAATGAATCAAGCTGTGCATCAGAATACAAAGAAACCGAGACACCAAGAATCGCTCTCAGCTGTGAGGCTGTGACTATTGCTGGCATCTCGGTTCCTTTCGTGTCAGTAGCGTTCGGGAGCGACCGCTACCGATAGTGATTTATGGGAGGTTGTTGAATTGTGCACCATTTGGCACCTTGGC